TAAATTTTCAACCTGATTTGGTTTGGATTAAAGATAGAAGTGATGCTTATGACCATAGACTATGTGACTCTGTTAGAGGTGCTACTAAATTATTATATTCATCTTTAACACTCGCGGAAGCAACCGAAGCAACTTCTTTAACTTCTTTTGATAGTGATGGGTTTAGTTTAGGAAGTGCAAATGGAGTAAATAGTAATACAGATAATCACGTAGCTTGGAACTGGTTAGCTGGTGGAACAGGAGTAACTAATACAAACGGAGATATTACTTCTACTGTTTCAGCTAATACAACAAGTGGGTTTAGTGTGGTTACTTGGACTGGTGCTGGTTCAGCAGGAACTGTTGGGCATGGTTTAGGAGCAGTTCCAAAATTTATTATAACAAAGAAAAGAAATAATACTGGTAACTGGGCTTGTTATCATTCTTCTTTAGGAAACACAAAATATATTTATTTAAATGGCACAGGTGCTTCAGCAACTTATTCAGGATTTTGGAATAACACAACCCCAACATCAACATTAATAAGTTTAGGAACTGATGATAACGTAACTGGTAGTGGAGATAATATTATCGCCTACTGCTTCGCTGAAGTAAAAGGTTTTAGCAAGTTTGGCTCATACACAGGTAATGGAAGTGCTGATGGAACATTTGTCTATACTGGGTTTAAACCAGCTTGGTTAATGATTAAATGTACTAGTAGCGGAACAACTCAATGGAGAATGTATGATGATAAAAGAGATACTTACAATCCAGTATATAAAGAACTTAATGCTAATACTTCTGATGCAGAAAATGCCTCAACTAGATACCATGATTTTTTATCTAATGGTTTTAAAATGAGAGATACAAATATTAATACAAATGGTTCAGGTTCAACCTACATCTACATGGCATTTGCAGAAAATCCTTTAGTAACAAGTGGTGGTACACCAACAACGGCGAGGTAATCGCCTATGTACTTTGGTGCTACTCCCTATGCATCATCAGCTTTTTCTGATGTAGGTTTTAATCCCAATGCTTTCGTTAACGTTCTAGGATCACAAGTCAATACTGCAACGGGGACCGTTGCAACTACAGCAGCAGCTTTAATCTTACCTAATGGAAATAGAATCAATACTTCTATTGGTAATGTAGTTATCAGCATTAATCAAAATGTATCAGTTCTTGGAAATGCATTTAATATAGCAACTGGAACCGTAGGGTTTCAAATTGATGCTAATATACCTGTTACAGGTAATAGATATAATATTGGAAATGGAACGGTTAATGTTGCTGATGTTGTTGGAGTTACAGGTAATAGACTTAATCTAGATACAGGGGATGTATCTGTTATAGGAGAAGCATTAGTTGCATTAACTGGTAATCGTTTAAATATTGAAACTGGATTAGTTAATGTTGCAGATGTTGTTGGAGTTACCGGTAATAGATTAAATCTTGCTATCGGAGATACAACAGAAATTATTGCAAAAGCAGTAGTTCTTCCTAATGGGTCTAGAATTAATATATCTACCAATACAGTAACTGTCACAGGAACAGCAAATGTTTCTGTAAATGGAAGTAGGGTAAATGTAACTATTGGCGATCCAACAATTGCTGCTAATGCTCAAGTAAGTGTAACTGGAAATAGATTTAATTTAAACACAGGAACCGTTACTATTCTTGCAAATGCTACTGTACTACCAACAGGATCTGGTTTAAAAGTAGGAACTAACACACCAAACGTTAAAATCTGGCAGGGAATTATCCCAGGTGCAAATCAAGTTTGGGTAAGAATACAAACACCATAGGATAGATTATGTTTTTTGGAGCTACATCATTTTCAGCAGCACCTTTCGCCGGAGTTGGTGTCTCTAATATTGTAGTTAATGCTACAGGAAATCAACTAAATGTATCTATTGGTAATACTACTATTAATTTAATAACTACAGTACCAGTAACAGGTAATCGTTTTAACCTTGCAAATAACCCTGTAACTGTGATATCATGGAACCCTATAAACCCAGGAGTTGGACAGATTTGGGTACCAATTGACCCAGACGCATAAATATTATGGCATCAAATTATTCAAACGATATTAAACTAGAGCTTATTACTACAGGTGAAAAAGCAGGTACATGGGGAACCATTACGAATACTAACTTACAAATTTTAGAACAAGCAGCATCAGGCTATTTATCATTAGATGTAGCAGCGGCCGACGTCGCGCTATCCTTGGCTAACGGTGCGATATCTAATGGTAAGAATCTTTATTACAAGTTAACAGGAACGTTGACCGCGAATCGAACAGTAACTATGCCAGATAGTGCTGAACGAGTATTTGTAGTAGAAGATGCTACTGATAGAACTTCTTCTTTATTTAGTTTAACTGTCAAAACAGTTTCAGGAACTGGTATTAGTTTACCTATCAAGTCTACTTCTTTATTATATTCAGACGGAACCAATGTTTCATTAGGAATTCAAACTAAAGGATATGCTACTATTAATGGTGCTTATACAGCAGTTAATGGTGATCAAATTTTTGTAGATACAAGCTCTACTCCTGTTACTATTACTTTACCTGCTTCTCCTTCTATCGGAGATCAAGTATCTTTATTAGATGCTAGAAACTTTTTTGCATCTAACAATCTAACCGTTGGAAGAAATGGTGAAAATATAAACGCTCTTGCTTCTAATCTAGTAGTTTCAACTAATGGTTCCGCTTTTACATTGGTGTATGCCAATGCAACAGTAGGCTGGATCTATACTAATAAAATATAAGGAGGTAACATGCCTCTTCAGCAAGTTAATTTTAAACCTGGAATAGATAAACAGGATACCACAGTAGGTGCAGAAGGTCGTTGGGTTGATTCCAACAATGTAAGATTTCGTTATGGTCTTCCTGAAAAAGTAGGAGGCTGGGCTTCTTTATTAACAGATACTATTGTAGGTGTGGCCAGAGCACAACATCCTTTTGTAGATATTTCTGGAAATAGATATGTAGCTTTAGGAACGGATAAATTTCTTCTTATTTATTTTGAAGGACAGTTATATGATATTACTCCTTTGGGAACTGCTTTAACTTCTGTTCAAATAGCAACAACTAATAGTTCACCTGAATGTACTTTAACTTTTGCTACTAATCATGGACTTGCAATTGGTGATATTATTTTAATTAACTCTGTTACTCTTCCAGGTGGAACAGGATATAGTGATTCAGATTTTGAAAATAAATTATTCCAAGTTACAACTACACCTAGTTCTTTAACTATTACTATTACACAAACAACTAACGCAACAGCAACCGTTGCTTCCGGTGGAAGTTTAACAGTTACTCCTTATGAATCCGTAGGACCTGCTATTCAATCTTATGGATATGGATTTGGTGTAGGTGAATATGGAGGAACTGTATCTGGTGTTGCAGAAACTACTTTGAATGGTGCTATTGATGCAGTAGTTACTACTATTACTTTAACAGACTCAACTTCTTTTCCTTCTTCAGGAAGAGTATTAATTGATAGTGAACTTATTAGTTTTACAGGAAACACAGCTAATCAACTAACAGGATGTACAAGAGGTGCAAATGGAACTACTGCTGCAACTCATACTGATTTAACTACTGTTGCAGATGCTACAACTTTTGTAGATTGGGGTGAATCCGCTCCTGCTTCTGAAGTATCATTAGAACCTGGTTTATGGTCTTTAGATAATTATGGACAAGTGTTAGTGGCAACGATTGCCAATGGAAAAACGTTTACTTGGGATTCTGGAATTGCAGCTAGATTTACTACAAGAGCATCTACCACTACAACTGGATTTGAAACTACCAATAACCCAACAGCAACTAGAGTTACTTTAGTTTCACCAACCACTCGTCACTTAATTCATTTAGGAACAGAAACTATTGTTGGAGATTCAGATACTCAAGATGATATGTTTATTAGATTTTCAGACCAAGAGAATATAAACTTATATGCACCTACTGCTGTTAATACGGCAGGAACATTTAGACTACAAGATGGAACTAAAATTATGGGTGCATTGAAAGCAAAAGAAACAATTCTAATTTGGACCGATACTGCTTTATACACTATGAAATTTGTTGGAGCTCCATTTACATTTGGCTTTGAACAAGTAGGAACGAACTGTGGATTGATTGGTAAAAATGCTGCAATTGAAATTGATGGTGCCGCTTATTGGATGAGTCCAAAAGGATTTTTCTTATTTGATGGAACAGTTAAATCATTACCATGTCAAGTAGAGGATTATGTCTATGATCAATTAGATACTACGAAAGGACAACAAATCTGTGCAGGCCTTAATAATTTATATACTGAAATAAGTTGGTATTATCCTAATACTGCTTCAGAATATAATAATCAAAGTATTTCTTATAATTATGGTGAAGGCTCTGGTATGCCTGGCGGTATTTGGTATCCATCTACCGAAGCAAGAACTTCTTATGTAGATGCAATTTTATATCCAAATCCATTTGCAACTAAATTTAATCCTGGCAATGTAGGAACTTTTCCTGTTGTTTTAGGAGAAGATGGTTTAGGACAATCTGTGTTGTTTGAACAAGAAGTAGGTACGGATCAAATTAATCCAGATGGTACAACGACTGCCATATCTTCGTTTGTAGAATCTTTTGATTTTGATTTATCTGTACAAGGAGACGGTGAATTCTTTTTAGCAATGAGAAGATTTATTCCTGATTTTAAAAATTTACAAGGAAATTTAAGTATGACAGTTGCTGTTAAAAATTATCCTTCTCAATCTAGTACAAACAGTCCACCTACTCCATTTACAATTACTTCAAGTACCACTAAAGTAGATACAAGAGCAAGAGGACGATTTGCTAATATAAAAATTGAAAATACAGGGATTAGTGAAACATGGAGATTTGGAACTATACGATTAGATTTACAACCGGATGGTAGAAGATAATGACGAAAATTGTAGTACGATTACCAGAACCAAAACAAGAATACGATGTGTCAAACCAAAAACAAATCAATAGAGCTATTGCATCTATTGTAGAACAATTAAATTCTACTTACTTAGAAGAATTAAAAGAAGACAGTGAACGCTATGCATGGTTTAAAGGTGGTGGAGGTGATTGTTAATGTCTTGTAATAATGTCAATAC